AGCTTTAGTTTTATCTCGCCAACTTTTAATAGTTGCAGGTTTTAATGCATATCTATAAGCGAGGTCTTTAGTTGTTAAATACTGTTTCTCCATTAGCTATTTATTTGTTCAGTTAAATTTACATATTTAGCTTCTAGTAAATCAGTTAATTTACTATATTCTTCTTTTGTAATTTTGCCTTCATTTAATCTATCGTTGAAAGAATCAGTATAAGAATCAAGTTTTTTAAGCTGTTTACAATCTTCAATAGCTTTTTTAGCTAAAACAAAAGTAGTAGATTTTTGACTTACAGGTGGTTTTGATTCTTCTTTTTTCCATTTTTTATTTGAAGAATCAGCAGTTTTCCATGCTTTTTTACCGTCATAAAGACTAAGGCCAAATTGATAGCCAAATTGTCTTAAAGCACGTTTTTGTGCATCACTTTCTGCTTCTTTAACTGCAGATTCGTGTTTATCGCCAATACCACCTTTTCGACCATGACCA